GTTTTAACCGTTTTCCCGGCCTTTGAAAAACTCTGCTCAGAACAGCAGGAACAACCGTTATAATACCCCTCAGCATAACCGCAGAACGCCTCTTCTGTGTGACAGTTGATGAACCCGTATCGGCTACCTGACTGTACCAGATTAACACCCTTATGCGCAAAACTGCAATTCTCAAATAACGGTGCTGGTCCGTTGTGGGTTGTAAGGTCCACAACGCAGCCGAAGAGCGGTGTCCCCCCGCTGTTAACGCCCTCGAAATCAACACCCGTGATTCTGACATGCTGTGCTGTAATCTTAACTGGTGCGACCGTACCAGAGCCGGAGATAAATATTTTCGCCCCGGCCCGCTCAACTTCGGACCACGAAGGCGATGCGCCCCATTGTGTCCGAATGGCACCCTCTGGACAATATAAATCTATATAATCAGTATCTAATACAAGCTGCGAAGTGACTTGATAAACACCCGGCTGCAGTAATATCTTTATTCGCTTTGTTGCAGATGGACTTAATGTTTTCGCCTCCGCATATGCGTTGACTAACCATGTTCCATTATCCACACTACTACCAGCCGCATTTGACACCAGTACATGTCCTTTAGGTGCCAAATTATCTACATCTTGGTCAATTTGATTAACGAAATTACTATACTCCGTATACCAGTCTCTGACCTCTGTTGCGGATGAAGCTTTACGAGTTATTAACCAACGTCTAAAATCTGAATATGTTTGTGCCTCAGGCATATTTTCTTCTCCTATAATCCAAATGGTGAATTTCCAAACGGAAAATAACCAAAACCCCAGCGATTTACTGCACCAGTCCAATTTACCGCTAAAGCCCCCCACGTTCCTGTGGGTTTTAAACGCAATACAATACGTCTAAAGGCTAATCGTAAATTAATCGGTATATTTAATTTAGTTAATCCGGTTATTGCGCCGGTCCCATCCCGGGTAACATCTTTAGCGATAAAAAATACCATATTAGTATTAACCGTGGGATCTGCATAAATAACTTCGGTAAAAACATCTTGAATAGTTCCACAATGCGCTTGGTCAGCATAAGTGGTACAATGCGCTTGGTCAGCATAAGTGGTACAAGTCCAGGTATAATCAACACGTTGGTCATAAATATCACCATTTACGATATACTCATCCTTTAAACCACCGGGATTTACTGCAGGACTATTATCATAAACATGCGCATCAGTGAAACCCGCCTTATGTAAAGCTTCTTCCAAAGCATCTTTATCACCATTACTTTTACGAGCATAAACAAGTGCACCTAACTGCTGTCGTCTTTCACTTTCTGACAAACCCTCCTCGGCTTTTAATCCATACTCCCGTTCTAAGTCTTCTAATATATCGGTTTTATATGGGTTTCTTGTATTTTCAAGATTTTGTAAAAATCCACGGCATTGAATCAAATCCGAGGCAAGCCCATCATACATGCGGTCTTCATCAGAACCTTCTTTTATAATACCCATTAGCCCCTTAGGCTGCATAGTGAGATATTGTTTTTTCAATATATCGTTAGGCATATGTAACGGTGGCCTTTGCTCGTTCCCCCGGATTCAACATGTATTTTCCAATAGGCGAACCGGGTATTAACATAACCTCAATACGTTCAACGTATCCTCCATAAGATTTAATGATATCCTGAACCGATTCAGCTACTGATACAGAGGTTATAGTGTTATTTTTTAAACTTATAGGGTCCAGACCCTCAACAAATGGTGAAAAAGACCTTAAATGACTATCCGCTGATAATTGGATGTTATTTTTACACTCAGTTTCTACAGCGCTATCAACGCTAAAACCATACAATTTTAATGTAAATAACTTACGAGTTATCGCATAAATATGTAGAGTCTCATCAGTACTTCCAAGGGCCTGCCTAGTTTTTCCGGTAATCGGATCATATGTTATATATTGACGAACAGCACTTAATAAAGTTGCATCGGGAATACCATCCGGATTAAAAGCAGTTGTGGATTCCACGTAGATGGTACGTTCCCCAGGTACACAAGTGGTCCAAGGTGGTTTTCCAGTATATGGATAAATACGATAAACATTTGGAGTCTCTTGTCCCCAGGTTCTAATATCGGCTAAATTACTACCCCCGCCCACTGTTCTAAGTTCATCCAGAACCCTAACTCGAAAATCCTCAACATTTTCCTCATCGGCTCCTAGTTGAGCTACACTTGCAACTACCGCCGCATCTGAAACATTAGGGATAACCGCGCCAATGGTTAGAGTATCACCAACCTTTAATGAACCGGCTACGCCAACGTCCTCAGCTGTTACCGTTACGGCAACGGTGCCCCCTGCTCCTATGGTATATGCTTGATTCTGAAAATATCTGAAACCATTCGCCTCTGATTTCCACACAGTTGTAATCGGAATACTTGTACCCGCCGTACCAGTAACCGTGATAATTAATTGTGCCATTTTAGCCGCTTTGGGCACTACGTTATATTCCGCACCGATATTAATTAAAGCATCCATAGGTGCGGTAATCGCCAATACTCGTTTTATTTGTTCTGCTCCAAACAGATACAAACTGGATTTCATTAAACCTTGTAACCGGGATAAAACCAGTAAGAAGGCTTTTTTCTGAATTGCGGTTTGTTGCCCCATCTTGCTCTCCAGGGAGGCCAGGGCCGCGTCAATATTTTCTTGTACTGTCGGTATATTAATGGCCATAATATTATCCCCTAGCCTTCCGCCGGCGCAAGTACCTGCATAATCCAATTACCCGCATTTCGGGAAACCCCATAACTCAAGAGGTCACCTTCGGGCGGATATATATTAATTATCACATATAATGTATTCGTGCCAGTTATAGATGCTTTGACCTCTATTTTACTAACAGACCCGTTATCTACCATCCATTTAAGCGCTTCACTCGCCGCTGATTCAATATTTAACAATTGATGCAAAGTCAAGCTCTTGGAACATTCAGTTTCAAATCGTGATTTAAGTACCTGTTCAGAATCTACCGCAAAATGATTCGCAAACCAATCGGTTACAAATAAAGAATATTTAACGGCATTCTCAATGCCCATATCACGTACTGTTATACCATCCCGGATTTGAATCGTAGAAGCGCCATCGCTGATATGCTTATTTATGTCACCTTGAAATCGTGGAATATTTTTCATAATCTCACCTTTTCAACTTTTGCATTATTCAGATTACCGGTATATTTTTTCGGCGCTACCACAGGATTAATTACCGCCGGTGTTACGGACCCGGCTGTAGCTGTAGTAGTATGAGTATGTCCGGTAAATTCATTAAATGCCGCTGCTAAATCATCAAATTGCTTTTTTAACTCATTATATTTAACGGCATAATCAACCCCGTCGTTTAACGCAATCGTCCCGTCTTGTTTTTGAGTTATTTTCGCAACCCGTTTCCCACCCGAAACAGCGAAGCTTTCCCGTTCTCCGTTCTTAAGTTTCTCATTAGGCAACGTTGCATCTGTACCACCGGAAACAATTGGGACAATATGATAGGTTTCAGATAAAGCATCATAATAAATTCTATCCCCAACACACGGAAAAAATTCACAACCCTGATTTACAGGCAACTCTACATGAAAAATATCACGCGTATCAGCCTCCACGGTTAACATCCGTGTCTTTTTATTATCATTGTCGTTTGGTTCGATTGTTATTTTTTGTATCGTTGCATATTCCATAATTACACCATTTGAAAATTTTCGCCTGTTTCAGGTGCATTGTCCCATGGATCCGGTATAGGATTCGATTTTATATAAACTGATGCGGGGGTGACCCGTAAATTACAACTCCGCTCTTTAGCAGAATATAAAAACTCCACCGCTTTTATAATTAGAGTGGTAGTTTTTACCAAATATGCCATGGAGGTCCTTACGGTTACAAATTGTCCCGGTTTAAATAACTCATTCTGTTCATTATACCATTGTCGTGTCGGTATAACAAAAGTCAAAGCCGCGTCAACCGCATTTCGGGCCTTGGTCCCCACGGCTTCAATTAAATCATCCTCAGAATTAGGGTCATTCGTAACAACGGCTTGAATCCGATTACATCTTAAATTTTCATTTACATGGGTATACGTTATATGTTTTCTTGGTTTTGTTGTATACCCTATAATTTTTTTAAATTGCTTTCTACCATCAAATGTAATTTCACCAGTAGTTAAAGAGGTGCTTTCATTTTCTGTAAAAGACATTGAAGGTGCTAAAACCTTCGGTTCATCCGCAATAACCAAAGACCCCTTCTCATCACAGGTTAATCTAAACCCATTAGCTTGAACCAATTCAGCTAAATGCCTTGAAATAGATTCCGTCTTACCAATTTTAACCCGTTTTAATTTCACCGTCTTTGTGGGCTCATAAACCAAATTGACTCCAAAAGGCTCACATAACTTTTTTGCCCACTTCTCTAATGTAGTATTTGTGGCCTGGAAAGGTGCCTCAGAAACAGAATCCACGATATCAACGGTTTTTGTATAACCGGTAATTGTAGCCATAGAACTTTTAGAATTCCATTGTAATTTAGTGGTATATAAAACGGTATCCCCGATATAATTATTCCCCAGATATAATTTAGACGGTTTATATTGAAAGGGTTTTATAATATCATAAATTTCAGAATCTTGCCGATATTTGATTTTAGCCACCCACATATTATACGGCGAATCGAAAGTTAATGTGCATGACCCAGAAATAACTGGAATATTAATCCCGTCGATTATAAGTCTAAAAGCATATGGGTCGACCTTAGAAGTTTTTTCAACAGGTTCCGTATTAAAATTATTTATATCAGGTAACCCTCCCGTAGCCGGAGGAATCCAAATAACCTCACCTGGATATATTAAATTAGGGTCCCCCGATTTTAATACAGATTTATTTGCATCCCATATAACCGTGTATTTCCAGCCACTCCCATAAACAAAATTCGCAATATCCCACAGGGTATCGCCCTTTATAATAGTATACGATTTACCTATTTCAGGTTTAATAGCCCTATAAACACCGTATTTACCCATAAATCACCACAGTTTTTTGAGCTGGTAAAATAAAAAATTCATCTCCCTGAATATTATTATCCTTGATAAATTTATTCAGGTTAGTTTCAAAATCTCCCTCCGGATAATACTGGGATACCACACTAAATACCGTCGTGTCCTCCGGTAAGGTTATAAAACGGGCCACTTGTAAATCTAAAGAGGAGGTGAGTAAATAAGAGGATACTAAATCGATAAGATATTGTAAATCATTATTCACATCTTCTAAATTTAAATACTGGTCTTCTATCGGTTCATCACCTAATTGTAATTGAATATTATCTAAATATTCGTTAACATCATCTTGTAAACTGCTAGTTTCCTCAATCAAATTTACAGCCTCGTCTTTAGTCTGTAAGGTACTTGTTAAGGATATCGTACCCATATTTAAAAGCATACTACTAAGAACCGTTTCGTCTAAAACCGCTTTAATTTGTAACGTTTTACCACTGATAATATCGATAGGGTTATCCCCGTTATTCATAATATCCCGGGCCAGCGCTTTAACCAATTGTAACCGTGTTTTAATATCCCTAATTGCCAACATAGGCATTTGAGCCGTTTGTTGAATCATGGATATTAAACTCAATGGTTTAATCGCACCCGCGAATATTAACGTTTGAATACCCTGTTGAATCTCTTGAATAGTTTGAGATATTTTTTTATTCACTGATGCAATCGGCTTTAAAAATTTATCGATTTTATCAGATATACTTTCGGCATAATCTAAAAAAGTTTTTCGATCTGAAAACTTTTTTAAACTCATGTTAGATATTTTAGAAGCCTGTTTTAAATTAAATTCGTTTGTTTTAACCCCAAACAATTGTTTCAATTGTGCTGCAGTTAACATTTTTTTAGGATCGATATATTCCACAAAGGATAATGATAAATTAACCCCATTAGCATCTTTTACCGGCTGAATATTTTCAGTTACTGATAATAACTGCAATCCTAAAAAGCCCTTAGTTGGATGAATAACCTCCCATTTTCCGGGCTCATTACAAGCCTTAAAAAACTCATCCACTTTTGTTTCAAAATCAGGTCCCTCAAATCTGATATCAATCGGATATCGAACACCATCTGCACCATAATCATCCGCAACCTGACCATTTATGCCTACATACGAAATTAACATAACCCGACGATTCAATGACCTTCGGTCTCCAAACCATAAAGCCGTAAAATTAGTACCGAAGGGCGATTTAAGTTTAATATCAGGTCTTATTTTTTGTGTAGCCATTGATTAATACCCCCGTACCCAATCGGCTACTTTTCCATACGTAGCATCATACATCTCTTCAAATATACCCCGTGGGGCTGAATCATCTAAACGTGCTTCGGCGGTGATTCCTTCCGGTCCATGAACATCCACACGTACTTTTACTTCGGGTTGTACCGTTTGTTTTTGCGTAACCCACGGTTGAGACCCTGTATTTTTTACATACCCGTTCTGTTCTAATTCCCGCTCACGTAAAATTTGATATAAAGCCATTACCGTACCAGAAGATTCCGTTTTCATCTCTTTAAAACGATCCGCTCCCAAACCCGTATATTTATGATTTAAGGACTGATACGTGGCCACCGCATCATAATATTTTTGGCGCAACGTTGCAGTATCCTCTTTTTCAAAAGACCCCGCCATCCTAGCCGTATTATACCGATATAATTTATTTTCTCTATTTAATTCTTCCGCTTGCTTATCCTGCCACATATGAGACATTATCGTCCCCACAATACCACCAGCCACCAGCGCTGTTACAACCGCCGAGGCAATTGCAACCAGGCCACCTACGCCCGCACCCGCCAATTCACCAACCGTGACCGCCCCGCCTGCTCGATATACCATAGGAGCACTAGCACCCGCAGGCACGCTACTACCAACTTTACCCAACACAGAGCTAAAACCCCCAGCAGCTTGAGCATCTTGTAAACGTTTCGCCAAAACCGCTGCTTTGCCTAATTCTCGTGCCCACTTGCCCATATTGACAGCCATAGAACCAAATTCTAAAGCCATCTTACCAATTTTAGAAGCGAAGCGCCCCATGAAAAACCATTTTATCAATTCCCTGTGGTCATATAAGGTAGTCGCAATCTCTTTTATAACAGCGCCTAAATTCCGCATTTGTTCAACTACCGGATTTAAATCAACTTCACGGGTCCATTTTATTAAAGTTGCAATTTGGTCTTCGGCGCCCTTATTACCTATTAACTTATTTATAACTTCAAATCCACGATTCATAGCAACAGACTTTAACGTAGCCACTTGAATTTCTAAACCCTTACGAGTTATATCAGCAACTTTTTGAGCCTCTCCCGTACTACCCTTCAATTCAGCCCGATATGTCTTAATATGTGTTAACCCCTCGGCTAAATTTTTTCCAAACGTTGCCCCCGCAGCACCAACACCACGCATACCAAATAATTGTCTGAATACCTGATTTTGTTTCAAATCATCGAATTTTGATACGCTTTTTCCGATATCCGCCAAAATATCTAACATATCCCGTAATTTACCGGTTTTCGGATTACTAACAGCCACCCCCAGTTCCTGTAATATCTTAACAACTTTTTTACCAGGCGCTGATACTCTAAGAATCATATTTTTTAAACCGGTAGCCGCAACGGAGCCCTTTAATCCTGCTTTGGCCATCGTCCCAGCCATGGCCGCCCATGTTTCTAAATCGGCCCCACTCCGCCTGATATGAGGCGCGGATTGAGACATCGCTTCAGATAATTCAGAAACATTGGTTGTGGAAGTATTTGCAGTTTTAGCCAATACATCACCCACACGTTGCATATTTTCAGCAATTTTATCCGGCGCCTTGCTCATCCCAAAAGCACCTAAAGCATCCACATTAGTTAAAACGGCTTCGGCTAATTCCGTATGTGCTGCAGTAGCAAAATTGAGAATTTGCGGCATCGCAGCATTTGCCTGTGTAAAAGTCAAACCCGCTTTTGCCAACTCATCAAAACCTTGTGCAACTTGTGCATTAGTATACTCCGTAGTTCCACCATATTTTTGAGCGGCCTTCGTCATCTCCACCCAGCCTTTGTGTCCCTTTTGATAAAACACACCAAACTTTGCGCTTGCTGCAGATAAATTTTGGTCCATGCGTAGATACTCATCGGCTACCGCACCAACACCCATTTCCATATAAGCGAATCCCCTGGATATAACTTTAGCTGATAATATGGATCCTACGAGTTTAGAATAACTCATAACGGATTTACTTAATTTCGCAAATTCTCCCTGACTATACCGGCTAAATCGGCCTGTATTTTTACCCATATGTTGCAAAGCGGGTGAAACTAAATCTCTTGCTTTAAATACTACTCCGACCGCGTAATTCATAATTTCCCCTGCTTTATCTTAAATTGAGAAATTCGCCCCCATTTCCCCAATTCATAATAACAAAAGGTATCAATCTCATTAAAAGACCGATTATCCACGTATAGATATTCTACCCATAATGTTACCTGGTTATAGATGGACATAAAATCCCCCTCAGGTGACATTTTTATAGGAGCAAAAAATAATTACCTATATCCTCAGCAGTTGACCTATCTACATGAGACATCTGATCACTAAACAATTTAGGCGGTTGTTTTGTAAGCGCACCTACCAATGCATAAATTTTATCCACATTAGTTTTTGCACGATCAACCGCCTTCATTGCAATAGACCCCATTTCCCCATATACCACTTCGGAAATATCCCCCACGGGCTTCTCTAAGTATTGAGTTATTAATAACCCCTCCTCAGTGGCATCGATAGACAACCGTCCACGTACAATCGATTTCAATATTCCTAGCGATTGTTGTTTAACTGCATTGCCCACCATCTCGGTCATGTATTCTGGATCTACATCATAATACTCATTTAATAAATCCAATTGCTCTTGTGCCAATTCCCGTGAAATTCTATTTTCTCTTTTATATTTACCCATTTAATGACTCCGTCCATTTTCCTACAGGCAATAATGTAATATTTGCCTGGTTTTTCATAGTTTTATTACTTTCAATGTTAAAACTACCCAACCCTGAATAAACATCACCATTACGATTTACATACACCATCGATAAATCTTTACGCCCGCTATCTGCAAATTCAGCCAATATAGATTTATCGCCAGGCTGTAAAGCTAACACTACACCATCTACCTGCCGGATACGTTTTTCCTGTGATAACGAACCCTCACCAGACGTAGCCACCATGGTATTTGTAAATTCTGAAAAAACTTCCCCAAAATCAGCATCAGAAGTAACGTCAAACGCAATCCCTTCAATGCTCAATGAGGCTATGGTTCCTGCTGCCATGATATAAACCTCCTAATTAGAATATACAGTCAGATTAATGTCTGCATATATAACTGTATTAGATACAACACCCTCACCACTCAATATAATGGGAATAGTTATATCGAACCCGTTGTTTGCGGTACGAAGAGTTACCGTCTGATTTTTGATAGCATTATCTGATTCAAATATCCAGGCACGACGTTTCCACGCTTTAATAGCCTTGGCAACTATACCCTTAACACCGTTAATATCCAACACGTAAGGTTTATCTTGTGGGTCCACTTCCGCAATATCCTCCACAATGGTAAACCTAGGCCGCGCCGCCCACACATCCAGATAATGTTTTAAAATATTTTGGAATATTGATATATTCCTCCACGCCCTGTATGCATTATTATTCTCAGGAATACTGGACGGCCTATATAATGATACCATACCATCAATAGTCAATTGGCCATTAACAACTCTTGTACACGATATTCCGGCCGCTATAGCTGATTGACGGCTAGTTCCAGCATCTGTCCATCTATCAGTACCTACGTAGGTATTTATAATTTCTCCCACATATGAATCATGGGGTACCGCTTGATTTATTTGAGCCGCAATAGATGTTATTGCAGTAGCCAATGCTGCAGGGTGACCATACGCATCAGGCGCACCAACATAAGCATTTGCTCTATCATAAACAGCACCATCCGTGATAGTCTTCATATTATTATACCCGGTAGACCCTGCCTCAGTACTTACACTAACAAATCTAACCGGTTTTCCAACCGTAGGCGCCCAACAATTAATTGCAGTGTCGCCTAATCCAACCCAGGTTGCAATTTTGCTTAAAATATCAGCCGTAGTTTTATACGAATAGGCGCCATCAGTAGCCCCAATCGTATTAGATGCATCTCCGGTCCCATTACCATCCAGAGCATCTTGAATATCCGGGTCCGTCGCCCCGCCGGTCATACTGGTTATGGCCACGGTTACACCCGAAGGTAAAGTTTGATTTAAACCCAAATTAACGCTAATTTTAATGCCTAACCCAAAGGTACCTTTGCTTTTCGCCGTAAATGTTACAACCGCCGCAGTATTGGCAGCAGTTACAGGCAAACTATGGTCCGCATTAACCTTCGCCACAATTGCGGCGGCGATATCAGCAGCGGATTCTGATTTACTCACAGGTACATCAACGCCATCATCATTAACGAAAAGATGTAATGTACCCGCCAGGGCATTACTGGCAGTCACCGTAAGAGTACATGTAGCTGCAGTAGCCCCCGAAGCCTCTTTCTGTGGCGTTATCCACACAGATACACCTGACCCGTATTTAAACGCCTGTGTTGCTAAATAATGCGCAGAAAAACCATACCCCAGTTCATCACCTACCTGATTAGCATTCAGATATTCTTTAGGTACGTCATCATTAACGCCTGTTTTTGCCGGGTCATAACTAGCTATCAGCCAGATTTTCCGACGTAAATTCGATGCACTTACAGAGATAGGTCGATTTTTAATCCGAACCGCTCTTGCAGGTGCCAATGTAGTATTATCAGGAAACATTTTTCAAACCCTTTCAATCATTATTTATTATTGTTTTCTGTACGGTGTCACCATTTATCGGATTAAAATTTGTGACACTGCCCTCAAAAGTATTTGATTTTATACCTTTGGAAACCTCTTGAATACTAAATGATAAAGACATGTAAGCCGTGAGAATCGCCATTTTACCTACAGGGACCAAGCGATCTTTTTTAATCTCTTTAACCATACGATTACCTATTACGTATTTACCTAAACCTAACCATTGATTTTGCGGTGCCATCAAAATATTCCACAATAAGCTTATAAACTCATCCATGGAAGCATCAACAATTTCGGCCGCTGGTTGAGTCCCTGCCAAAGCTGCTGCCCTTTGAATTTGCGTGGAATTAGGATCATCTAATATATCTAAGTCCACTTTATTCTTAGCAACCGCAACCATCTCCAGCATCATCTCAATATCATGAGCCACTGGCGTGGTAATAGCCCCGTCAAACTTACCACCGCTATAAAAAATCCGCACAGTGCGGTTTTTACCAACAAAATCTTTGGCGTCTTGTGGAAATGGCTCGTATCCAACTACACGAAACTCACCATTCGCATTAGAACCCACAAGATTTACTATGGCTTGTTTAGCATCTATAAATTTCATTATATCTGCTCCGTATCTACGAGACGTAAGGTTAATAAACCTAAACTATTACTACCCTCCGGAACATACTCAACAGCCATAGTTTTTTTAGGCGCATTCGCCATTGGAGACAACGGTATCTCACAGGTCCAAAACTCTTCGCTATCTGGCACGGGATTTAAAGAACTCCGCCGGAGAGTTACAGAACAACGGGTTGTCAATAACGATTGACGGCCCCCCTGTTCAACACCTCGTGAATCTTCGGCAATATGCTTTGGCTCTATCACAACCTGACCTCTAACTTCCTGCTGTACTCCATCTGGACCAGTCAATATGACCGTAGACCCAAAGGGCCCCTCCAACGATAGAGCCAAAACCCGTTCTCCTATATCCCGCAAATCAAGCATCTATTTTTTATCCTGCTTTTTATTAATGACTTTTGCATCCCTTATATCGGGTACCAATTTTTCTACAATCGCACGTAGTTCATCTGGTACTTCTTTGGTATAATGCTTACCCCCGATATAAACGATAACTCCGTCAGGTAACTGAATGGCCATGACTTACTTACCACCTTTCGCTTTTTCAGCTTTCTCCAATTTATTCAAAAGCACTTTTTCTTGTGCTAACTTTTCTTCCGCCTTTTTTATCTCGGCTTTTGTAAGTTTACGAATAAAACCATCTGATATTAATGAAGCCACGACTCCCTCAGGCAGCGCCTTTATTATAGCCGTAACATCATCACCGACCGAAGGAATAATAAGCTCACCCTTCACTTTTATTGCACCGCTACGTATCCATTCAAACATTCTAGTTACCTCCCGCATTTTCAATAGTATACCACTCATCCGTGGCAACCGGAATATAAAGAGGACTAAATTGAGAACGTATAACTCTCACGGTTTTTTCCGGATTCTGAAAAGCATCCAGGGCAAACATACGTAAATCAACCAAACCACTGGTAAGATTCGGAGTACCGTTAGGGAAAACCCCCGGTCTAAAACCAAACCATTCCTGATACAATGACAAATCTGTAGGTGTGTCAGGAAAAGTTACCGGGCCACCATACTGCGCATCCACACGTGAATTAGTATTTCCAAGTACAACTTTTTTAGCTGGCATAGTCTGTGTATCACTTCCGGCGGTAACCGCTTCCATCTCCTCAGATGTGAAAAGCCATAATACCCGACCTTTTAAAGTTCTAACCCGTCCAGCAGGCTCCCAACCATTCTGAATAAGAAAACTAAATTTCTTAGGTACAGAAACATTGGCACCCAAATCAAAAAATGACTGATACGCAAGGTTATTACCATAAGTAGTAACCTGTGTAGTTTTATTCAATGCTTCAAGAGCAGTAGACCCAATAAGCGCAAACTCAGGTAATTTACCAGAATCTTTCACAAGCACGTCGCAACCATCATCCAGGTCATCCAGAGGAGTTGCAGTAGCTGAAGTAGTCCACGGAACACCCAATGTTACATTGTGGGTAGATTTACGATAAAAATCATATTTTTCATCAGCCGAAGAGGTGCCTAAAATAGCCTCCTGATAACCCCGTACAATACCCTGACCAGCCAAATGATTGGCCATAGCCAACTGCTGTTCCACAAGCTCAAGTTGGCCTTTCGCGGCCCAATATTTCATCCGATACTGCATAGTGAGACCACTATCTGTAACAGGCTCTCCAGGCAGCTTCTTTTTAAGCTTATCACTAGTTATAGGATACTCTTCCAGGGATAATGGAAACGCCCTGGATACTTGTGTGAAACTACCTAAATCTGTCATAACCGCTGTATTACCCAATATCCCGGTAACTACATCGGTGCGCTTAATCAGCTTTGCCATTCTGCGTTTTTTACGAATTATCTCATATTCAACCTCAGAGACATTCTGATTATATTTAATTTCTCCGCCGCCTCGACCTACAAATGCAAGCCAATTTTTTGGAGGGTTAACCAGTTTTGTTTCATCAAATAACGGCGCAAGATGTTTGGTAACCTCTCCCTGTAAATTTCCCATACTCATTATAAACCCTCCTATGAGTTCTCAAGCTGCGATATGAAATCAACTTTCTTAGGCAGCATACCAAGCGATATGAGTGCATCCCCTACAGTTAGATTCTGATTAGTAATCTCAGTATCCAAATCTATTGAGGTATTCTCAAATAAAATCAACGATTCATCAAAATCAAAATTTCCACCAACTATTATCTTACATCCACCTACATCCGCCGCTTTTATATCGGTAGTAGTGATAGTATCTCCTACATAGATACCACGGGGGAATTCAGAACCGTCGGTGCCCGTCGCTGAAATATATGGAGACCATTTTCCAGTAGCGGGATTTTTAAATAATACCGTTCTCTCCACAATATCATGTGTCGCGCCGGTATTTTTAACCATCACACCGTCATTTACTGCCTGTGGAGTACCACGAACAATAAATTTTCTATACGTTACGTCATTACGTGCTTGTACAGCCATGTCATCCTCCTAAAGTATTTCCCGGAGACGATCATTCATCGCATCCAATTCACGTTGAGTTTTTTCAACAGCCAATTTCTCAGGCTCGATATTCTCAACATCCTCTTGTTTTTCATCCGATTCGGATGCTTTCAATTCATGTAACTGATCCTCTAAGGCAATCAAATCTTTCAGACCTTCGATATCCCTAGTTCCAGCCACAACACCAGCGCAAGCCAGCTTCACCCTATCAGAATATGTTGACACTTCCATATAAGCTCTAACACTCTCCAGACGTTGTGAAACCGCTGCTTTTTCTTCATCCGCTCCCATCTGTTTTACTTGTGAGAACAGTTCAGGATGCTTTTCCTGCAATTCTTTAACGTTCATAATTTCTCCCTTTCCCTCTATAATATCATTAGAGGAAATTTGTTTTATTGGTTCATATCCCATTATACTATCACAAAAACCTACCTTCAGAGCCGCATCAGCCCAAATAATAGACCCTTGTAAATCTTTAACAGCCTGCTGTTTTAAAGCGGAACGATTTTCAAATATTGTGGATAAAAACATATCGTATATACCATCTAATTCCGCAACAATTACCCCCCGGCCCTCTTCCGTTGTAACATCAGAACGCTTTTTTGGTGATTCGGTATTAGTTATATTCCATAACTTTATACCGATATTCTCAAACAATTTAGACATATCCAATAGGGAAATCACAACACCCACGCTACCAAAAGCAACTGTTTTCCGTCGCGCTTTAATCTCAGTACAACCGGCGGTTAACCATATTGCACCACTGGCAATTATACCCTCATTAATAGCCACAACTTTACGTTCCTTACTAACTTCGGTAACTATATACGCAGCGTCCTCTATTCCGGTTACAGTTCCACCGGGGGAATCCACATGTAAAAAAATGGTCCTATCCGCCTCTAAATTCGCATGAGCGGATAATATATCCTCAGTTAATTGGGTATAACTTGTTCCCTCTATTCCTATCTCTTTATCTAACCCACTAGGCCCCTCTGGAGACAACATCCCTTTTATATTGATATGGGCATCCCCATTAGAATCCACCGTGTAACCTAGTATATCGGAATCCTCAGTTTCAACATTAACGGAAACTGCTTTATTCTCTGCTTTATAGATTAAAGAAGCATACTTTAACAGGGAGGTCCTATCCATTAACCATAAATCATATTGTTTCATTTTACTCAGCATAATTTTTACCCCACGGAGGTATCGGTAATTCCTCAAGTTCTCGTCGTAATTTTAAACGATTCGTTTCCCCATTAGAACCATTATTTGTCAAAGCCCCATCGTCTAATGTCTCTTGGCCTAATTCTACACGTAATTTAGCTGCCTCGGCTTCTTTTTTAGGATCAATATTAGGCATACTGTCACCAACCCAACGACAGGACAACCAAGCCGCACGCAATACCGGGTCTTTCCAGCCGGGTAAATTAATACGACCTAAAGCAATTTCTTCACTTAACCACATCTCAACGAGTACATTTAAAAAGTCATACGCCATTTCTTGACGCCACATATTTACAATCCGCCAAAATAAAACTAAAGTGGCCCTTGAAGCGCTGTAATTTTGACCAAATTTCATTTTTAACACTTCAATAGGCATCCCGGATGAAGCCGTTAAATATGACACTAAAGAATCAACAAATTCGGCGAACTTATCAGCCGGGGCTGTTTGTTCCACCGCTTTCATATCCTCACCTGCAGTTAGAGTAGTATTCCACAGAGTTCCTGGCTGTCTGATAGTAAATTCGTTCATTATATTTGCCGTAAATGCGTTTAGCTCATCCTGCCCCATATTATCTACTTCGGAGGCATTCAAAAAATCTTTTACGACTTCAACACTCTCACGGCTATAATCCGCTATGCCACCCGAAGCAGGCGCATTTTTACTCGGCTTCGTATAAAACCCCCACGAACTTTGATTTATCGCTTTCTGTACATGCGAAGCCTTTAACGTAGTAATATCTTCAAATTCTTGTAATAAATGCGTATATAACGGATACCCTTGGCGCTGCCCGGCATATTCGGGTCTAAAACCATGAATAATATACCGCCTTCCACTTCGTCTACCAACACGTGGAATTTCTACCTCCCTGTAACCACCATCTTTATTTATTGTAATAAAACTATAAGATACTTCTCTACCTTTGGAATCATACTTAATCCCGTGATTAAAATCTTGAGAAACACCATCCGTGGCAGTGTAACAATTTCCGGCTAATTGATCGGGGTCAATAAATTGCATTTGTAAGGGACTAATTAATGATTTATCAGTCCTATTATACGATAAT